CGTCGGCATCCAGCAGCAGCTTCAGTTTCGGGGTGGCGATGAAGGTATCGCGTGCGGCCGCGATCACCCCGGGCGACAGGCTGATCTGCTGCATCCGTTCGCGCAGGTAGTGATATTGGATTTCCGCCTGCAGATAGAACACGCGCAGCGGCCGGGGCGGCGTGAAGCCGAGGAACGGCACGCCTGCCGCCATGTGGACGAGCCAAGAGATCAGGAAATCGCTCTTGCCGACCTTCGGCGCGCCGCCCAGCACCAACAGCCCGCCCGGCGTAAGGACGCGTGGCGCGATGATGTCATCGGGCATCGGGCTGCGATCATCGAGCAGCGCGCCGAGGCTGAAGGTCGGCAGCGGGCTTGCGGGGGCGTTGGGGCGGGCAGCGCGAATGAGCGGTGGGCCGTTGCGCTTCACATGCAGGGCCCAGAGGCGTTCGGCTTCGGCCTGCAACCGATCAAGCGGCCATTCGGGGCGCAGCATGGCGGCATTGTAGCCGCAGATCGCTTCCCAGCCTTCGGCAGGGTCAATGCGGCCATCGTGTACCAGGCGGATGTAATGGCCGATGGCGGCGCTCGCCCCCTGAAACCGCGACCAGTCATCTACCGCACCCTCTCGCACCGGGGTGGTCAGCACGGCATCGACGCCCGGCTTGGCGGCGGACAGCGGCGGACTGGCCATGCCAACGCCGGGCAGCGGCGGCATGTCGGCCACCCGTTCCGCGAAATCCGCCAGATCGACCTCGATCTGATGGTGGTCGCGGATTTGCACCAGCCGCTGGTGCCCGTGCTTATGGTAGACCGTCCCGGCAACTCGGATCGGCTGGTGCGCCGAGCGGAAATGGGTGTCGCCGCCGACCTTGATGGCGATATCGCCGCGCAGACGGCACAGGGTGGCCAGATCCTCGCCCGCGGCGGGTTCGGTCAGTTTCCACCAGACATGCAGCTTGGCAGCACCCTCGGGCGTGCGACCGCCGCTTTCCACGATCAGGGTCGGCGTGCCGAGGTGGCTGACGATGTGATCCAGCTTGGCCGGGATGTCGCCCGCATCGAGATCGACCACGAGGGCCTGCATCTGCAGCACATCGGCGGCGCGGGCCTGACCCTGTTCGGCCACCGTGCCGGGGATGACATAGACCGCAGCCCCTTCGCGGTTGGCCCACGCGGCGAAGGTCGCCAGCTTTTCGCGGGCGGTCGTGTCTGCCGATATCCAGATGTTGTGCGGCTTGCCATCCCGGCCCTGACCCTTGTCGACAAAGCCGCGCAGCGGGATCAGCCCCTCGCACCAGCTGAACACGGTGTCGAGGAAGGTGGAAATATGATCGGGGTCAGGATCGCAGCCGAAGGGATTTTCGGCCGGAGGACCGTCGTTGAAATCCATCCACGGGTTGAAGTGCAGGATGCTGTCCTCGCTCACCGCTCCAGCCTCCAGCAGCGCGCGGCCCAAGGGCAGAAGCGGCATTCGAAGAAATCGGCGCTGGCGGCGATGCGCGGCAGCAATTCGCCCGCGTCGGTCGCCTGCAGGATCCGCACCCCGCGATCCGACATGCGCTGCGCAAGATCGGCATCGAAGGGCACCAACTCGTGGTGCATCTCGGCCGTGTCTTTGTTGATGGCCGTGAACACGGCGGGCGCAGCGCTGATGCCAGGCACGCTCGCTTCCATGTAGGCCTGATAAACCGCAATCTGCGCGGCATAGACCGGCTTGGATTTCGTGACGCCCTCCTTGCCGCAGGCGCGCCAGTTCTTGGCGTTCATCGTCTTGCATTCCCAGAGTGCGGGAACGGCGAGGCCGAAGCCTTCAGGCCCGGCGGCAATGATGCCATCGACATGGCCCCGGATGCGCCCGCCCGCGACGGAAAAGCCGAACTGGCCGCCATCGGGCCGGTTGCCCTTTCGGGTGTAGAGGTCGAAGCCTGCGCCACGCAGCCAGGCGACCGCCAGATCTTCAAGCGCGTGTCCGATGGTAAAGATGCGTAGCGATTGGCCGCTGAAGTCCTGGCCCTCGTCTTTCGGCGTCGCCGTGAATTCGAACTGCAGGGCGCGCTCGCAGGGTTGGCCAAGGCGTGACCCGCCAAGATAGTCGCGGGGCGTGCGTGTCGCCTGATCGGCGGTCAGGGCCTGATCGACGGCGGCATTGACCTGGTCGGCGAAACTGGGGCGGTGATTGAAATCCAGCGTCAAAACGGCACCTCCGGCGCATTGGCTTTGGCGATGTCGGACATGGCCTCGCGGAAGCCCTCGACGGACTCCTCGATCAGGGCGCGCACTTGCGCCTCGGTCAGACCGGCAAGCGGAGTGGCTCAGCCGATCTCGTCCATCAGCAGGCCGACGCGTTTCATGGTGACGGCGATGGCCGAGCGCTCTTCATCGGTCAGATCAACCATGGCCACACGCTCCCGCGCTAAACGCGTCCAGAAGGACTGGCACGGCATCGAGCAGAACCAGACCGATGGCCGGGGCCGCTTCGACCGGTGCGGATCGAACCAGCCAAATCCACGGCTGGGTTGCCGGCAGACAGCACAGAGCGTTCCACGCGGATGCCAAAGCCGCCGCCGGTCTTCGGCCGTGATGAGAGTGATGGAGGTCATGGGTCATGCCGCCCTCCGTTCGGGGCTGGCTGAGCTCTCGATCAACTGGCGGATGGCGCGCTTGTTGAAACCGAAGGTCATCAGCGCCGAGGCGCGGTACCGCGTCAGACCGAAGTCATGGCGGCATTCGGGCGGCAGGTATTGCAGCTGCTTTTCGGTCGGCGGCTGGCGCAGCCAGGAGCGGGTCTTGAAGGCGCTTTCGTCGGTTTCGTGGGTGTTCAGCCAGTCGTCGGCCTGCGCGAGGCACACGGTGCGTTCGCCCACACCCAGCAGGTGCGGGCGCTCATTCTTGCCGCCGCCCACGGCATACCACACCCCGTCCAGCCAGAAGATACCGCCCCAGGCGGTGAAGCCCGTGGCCATCATCGCGTCGTCGGTGCCGAAAAGGTCGACCCATGCGAAGCTGGACCGTTGCAGCAGGTCGATCTCGGTCATGATGAAACCCGACAGCGGGGCTACGCCACCGCCTTCACCGGCATCGTCATCTTCCCGCGGGAAAACCTCGCCACAGAGCGGGCATTCGGTTGCGGCCAACGGGATCTCCGCGCCGCAGCCGGGGCAGGACTTGGTCGGGGCCTCACCAGCCTCAGTCTTGCCCTCGAGATCGACATCCTGTTCCAGCGTGCCGTGGATCAGGCTCGAAGTTCCGAAATCCAGCACCACGCAATCGGTTTTCACGATGCCGGGATGTTCTTCCGGATCCACGATGCGCAGGCCGCGCCCAACCATCTGGATCATGGTGGACTTGTAGGAACTGGGGCGCAGCAGCACGACGCAGGAGGTGGGCGGGTGGTCCCAGCCCTCGGTCAGCACCGCCACATTGACGATGACGCGGATGCTGCCCGCCGCACAGTCGGCAAGGATGGCCTTGCGTGTGTCGGACGCCAGATCGCCATGGATCAGCGCCGCCGTGATCCCAGCTGCGCGGAAAGCTTCGGTGACATGTTCGGCATGGGCGACCGTGGAACAGAAAATCACGGTCTGCCGGTCGCCCGCCTTTTCCTTCCAGTGGCGGATCACCTCATCGGTGACAGGGGCGCGGTCCATGATGCCCGCCACTTCGGCCATGTCGAAATCCGACAGGGTCTTGCGGACGGACCGCAATTCGTCCTGCACGCCCACATCGATGACAAAGGTGCGGGGCGGCACCAAATGACCCGAGGCGATCAGCTCGCCCAGACGCACCTGGTCGGCCACGTTGTCGAAAACTTCGCGCAGCCCCTTCTTGTCGCCCCGGTTCGGCGTCGCCGTGACCCCGAAGATCCGGGCATCGGGATTGGCGTCGCGCACCCTGTCGATGATGCGGCGGTAGCTCTCGGCGACCGCATGATGCGCCTCATCAATCACCAGCAGGTCAAGACGCGGCATGTCGGCCAGGTTCGAGGTCCGTGCCAACGTCGGCACCATGGCGAACGCGACCTGGCCGCCCCAGGATTTCTCGGTGGCGTCGATCACGGAGGTGGAAATCCTCGGCACCACCCGCTGGAACTTGGCGCGGTTCTGGGCGGTCAGTTCGTCGCGATGGGCCAGCACGCAGGCCTTGGCGCCATCACCGATCATTTCGCCGGTGACCGCCGACAGCATGATGGTCTTGCCAGCACCAGTGGGTGCCACGCCCAGCGTGTTGCCGCGGGAGGCGAGCGCAGCCACACTGCGCTCGACGAAGGTTTTCTGGCGGGGGCGCAGGCGCATGGCCGATCCCCCCTTACTGGGCCCAGCTCGGCCGCCCGGCATTGCCGGGGGCGGAAGCGGGCTGGCTGGGACGGGTGGTGGCCGTCTGCTGCGGGGCGGCGGTGCCGATCGGCAAGGCGGCCGTCCCCATCAGGGCGGCATAGTCGCGGTGGTCCGGCGTGACAGCGCCCCGCACCTCGTTCTTGTCATCGCCATTGGTGTCCTGGCCGATGTCGATCCGGGCCACGAATTCCAAGCCATCCAGATCGCCGAACCCGTTGATGCGGCGGCGGGCCTGCGCTTCGGGCGAGTTGTCCTTGTCGGAGATACCGCGCGCCGAGTTCAGGATGCCGCGGATCAGGCTGCGGCCCATG